GATGGTAATCCTAGGGTTGTTGTAAACAGCAGTGGGACTGCGCTTTTTGGTGCGCCTGCTATTCCTTCATCTAGCCAAGAGGGAATTAGTATAGGTCTGAGTGGCCCAGATGGCGGGTCAATTTCGATTGCTAACACTCTGACAAGCACTTATGCAGGTGCAATTAAATTTATTAATGGAAACGGACAGGTTGGGCATATTGAAACATCTGGTTCATCTACTTCCTACGTCACCTCATCTGACTATCGCCTTAAGGAAAACGTAGACTACACATGGGATGCAACGACACGCCTTAAGCAGCTTAAACCTGCACGGTTTAACTTTATTGCTGATGCAGACACTACAGTCGATGGCTTCTTAGCACATGAAGTTCAGTCAGTTGTTCCAGAGGCAATCTCAGGGACTAAAGATGAAGTTGATGCAGATGGTAACGCAGTAATGCAAGGCATCGATCAGGCAAAATTAGTACCACTGCTTGTTAAAACTATTCAAGAACTAGAGGCACGGATCACTGCCTTAGAAAACCCGTAAAAGTCAGAAAAGGAGAAAGACATGGCTATTACTTACACTTGGACGATAAACAGTATGTCCACAATGCCCACCCCAGAACCAGATTTTGTGGTAAGGGTAATGTGGACACTAACAGGTACAGACGGTACAAACACCGCAAGTATTGACGGCAACAGTACGTTTTCACAGGAGGGTGAAACCTTTACACCATACGCGAATCTAACAGAAGCGCAGGTTTTAGGCTGGGTGCAAGACGAGCTTGGTGAACAGGGAGTTGCCAACACTCAAGCGAATGTGGAAGGGCAAATCAACTCTATGATTACTCCTCCCGTAAGCCCCACTGTAGAACCCCTACCGTGGTCATAATTTAAACTTAAACATAGGAGACTCGTAATGGGAAAAAATGAAAAGACCCCAATTACAGTCAACGACACAGAATACTTTGTCGAAGACATGACGGATAAACAAAAATCAATGCTGAACCATGTAAACGATCTAGGGCGTAAAATGGATAACGCTCAGTTCAACTTGGACCAGCTTGCGGTAGGCCGTCAGAAGTTTGTTGAACTCTTGGCGGACGCTTTGGAAAATCCAGAGGAAGTCGAAGAGGCAGAAGTTGTAAACTAATGGAACTGAACGCGCTCATAAATGTAGGATTAGCCGCTTCAATAGGCGGTATCGGTTGGTGGTTAAAAGCTCAACACGCCGAACTTGGGCGCGTTCAAATTCTCTTGAACAAAACAAGAGAAGAAATGGCTAAAGAATACGTCACTAAAGCCGACAGCACGGCTGTCATGAGTCAGATCGTTGCACGGTTTGACCGCATCGAAGAAAAAATAGATCGCTTAATGGAGCGATAACATGATATGTGCGCTTACCGCTATACTGGTAGGGGTACACACATACGGCGAGTTGTACACCGCCTGCGTCTATAGATGCCCTAGAGAGGTATCTAAATTTTATTATCATTACCCCCACGTTATACGTGTGCCTTACAATAGTGGATGCCCCGTTTGGGCCAAGGTAGGTGAACGTGTATGATAGACCCATTTACAGCACTAGCGGCGGTAAAATCTGCTGTTTCTGCGGGTAAGGAACTCGTTAACGTCACTAAACAAATTGGTGAGTTTTTTGATGGCGTTGATGATTTACGCGCTGCCCATGAGAAAAAGAAAAACAGTTTGTTCTCAGGATCGGATGAAAATGCGATGGAGACGTTTGTGAACTTGCAAAGGGCCAAGGATGCCGAGGAGGAGCTTCGTCAGATCGTCATTGCAACCAGAGGTTTTAGTGCGTGGGGTGAACTACAAGCTATACGTGTTCAAGCTAGGAAGGATCGCAAAGCAAAGGTAGAAGCGGAAAAGAAACGCAAAGCGAAGATGGTTGAGCGTATTATTGTTTATGGCGGCGCAATAATTATCGTTTCTATAATGCTTGGAATTACTGTCGTCATAATTTTGGCAAAACAGGGGCGTATATAATGGCTGACGGTGTATCAGGAGTGGGTAGTGCACCATTTAACGTGGGGAGCGACATACACGCCCAAACAAGGGCGCGTGAGCGTATAGAAACGCATCTGGTGGAGCAACGTGTAGAAAAAGAACACAGGGCCAATCACAGCCATTTAGAGGCTCTTGTAAAGCAAAGATTGGACTTACAGGAAAGTTATGATAGGTTTGGGCGCAAGACCAATGCAGATAGGCCGCAAGGCACAAAATTAAACATAGAGGTGTAACATGGCGAATACCTTTGAAAAGATTCTTCAGTATCGGCTTATGCCGCGTATTATGATGTTGGTTATGACCATCATGTACATTCGTGTAATTAATTGGGGGATGACGTTGGACGATCTAAGCACTCAACAGAGTGCTATGATTAGCGTTGTTAGTGGTGCGATGACAGGCACGATAGCCGTATGGCTGAGTTCAGAAAAATGAGTATCTTTACCGCTGCATTAGGACCGATAGCAAACCTTGCAGGCTCTTGGTTACAAGGCAAAGCCGATAAGAACGCTGCCGCTGCGGAGCTAAAGCTAACTGAGGCAAAGGCGAAAGCGCAAATACTGCTGTCTGAAAAGACAAGTGTTGCTGACTGGGAACGCATTATGGCAGAGGGCGCAAAGTCAAGCTGGAAAGACGAGTGGTTCGTTATTGTCCTGTCTATTCCATTGATTTTAGCGTTTATTCCCGGCGCTGAAGGCTGGGTTGATCGTGGGTTTGAGCAGCTTTCAAAAGCTCCCGACTGGTATTTTTACAGCCTTGGAATTGCAATTTCAGCCAGTTTTGGTGTGCGCGGAGCACAGGCATTTTTTAAGAGGAAGTAGCATGAGCGAGTTTAAATTAAGCAGACGTAGCCTTGATCGCTTAGAAGGTATAGATGACCGTCTACAGGCTGTAATCAAAATGGCTATAACCTTGACCAAAACAGACTTTGGAGTAGTACAGGGTATGCGAACTATAGAGCAGCAGAAAGAACTTGTTGCTAAGGGCGCTAGTCAGACGATGAAGTCCAAGCACCTTGAAGGCAAGGCTTTCGATATCATGGCATATATAAATGGCAGGGCAAGCTGGGAACTCTCTATCTATGATGACCTTGCTGATGCGATCAAAGAAGCAGCTACGCAATTAGGAGTTCCTATATGTTGGGGGGCAGCGTGGGGCACACCTGAAATGCCGTACCCTATGGACATTCGTAAATGGAACGGCACAATGGAAGACGCTATGAATGCGTATATTGATCTTCGCAGGTCACAGGGGCGCAGGCCATTTATTGACGGTCCTCATTTTGAACTTATAGACTAAGGTGTAACATGCCCCTAAAGAAGCTACTTTTAAAGTCTGGTGTGAACCGCGAAAACACACGCTACACAAGCGAAGGTGGCTGGTACGAGTGCGATAAGATACGCTTTCGGCAGGGCACACCTGAGAAGATAGGTGGTTGGCAACGTATATCTGCTACCACGTTCCAAGGGGTGTGCAGGTCATTGTGGAATTGGGTAACGCTAGGTAGCCAGAACCTTATCGCCGTTGGCACTAACCTAAAATACTACATTGAGAACGGTGGGGCGTATAACGACATCACCCCATTACGCGCTACAGTGACGCTTACAAACCCATTTGAAACAGTTTCAGGTTCTCCCATCGTTACGGTTACCGATGCAAATGGTGGCTACACAGACGGAGATTTTGTTACATACAGCGGAGCCAGTGCTGTAGGTGGGCTTACGCTAAACGGTGAATACCAGATAACTCTTACTACCACTACCAACGAATATACAATAGACGCGGGTTCCGCGGCGTCTTCTAGTGCAACAGGTGGTGGTACGGTTACAGCGGCGTATCAGATTAACATCGGTCCTGCGTTTGCTATCCCCCTTACAGGTTGGGGTGCTTCTTCTTGGGGTTCTGGTCTGTGGGGTGTAGGTGACACATCTACAGATGCAATCAGGCTTTGGAGCCAGTCTAATTTTGGCGAAGACCTTGTTTTTGGACCTCGCGGAGGGCCGATATATTATTGGGATGCAACTAGCGGACTAACATCCCGCGGTGTAGCATTATCAACCCTTAGTGGCGCAAGCAATGTACCCACAAGCCAACGTATCTTAGAAGTATCTGACATTAACCGTTTTGTGTTTGCGTTCGGTGCAAATGAGTTTGGTGGTTCCACAGTCAATCCTATGTTGGTGCGATGGTCGGATCAAGGTAGCGTAGTAGATTGGACACCCTCTGTTACGTCACAGGCAGGGTTCCTTACGTTATCTCGTGGCACCGAGATTATAGCCTCTAAACAAGCTAGACAGGAGGTGCTGGTTTGGACTGACGCGGCCCTCTATTCGCTACAATATGTGGGCGCTCCTGTGGTTTGGTCAGCACAGCTTGTAGGTGAAAATATCTCCACGGCGTCCCAGAACTGCGTAGCGTATGCAAATGGTGTAGCCTACTGGATGGGTAAAGATAAGTTCTATAAATATGATGGACGTACTCAGCCGCTACGTTGTGACCTCCGTAAGTTTATCTTTGGTGACTTTAACGAGCAACAGTATGATCAAGTGTTTGCAGGCACTAACGAGTCATACCATGAAGTATGGTGGTTCTACTGCTCTACAGACCAAACAAATATAGACCGTTACGTGGTCTACAACTACTTAGAGGACATTTGGTATTATGGCACAATGGCACGCACTGCATGGCTTGATTCTGGCCTGCGTGGTAACCCACTAGCGGCTACATACACTTACAATCTTGTGAACCACGAAGAAGGTGTGGATGACAATGAAACAGCCGTAACTGCACCTATAAATGCGTATGTGGCTTCCGCAGAATTTGATCTGGAAGACGGACATCAGTTTGCGTTTATATGGCGTATCCTACCCGACATACGTTTTGATGGGTCTACCGTAGGGTCGCCTAGTGCTACCATAACGCTGTTGCCATTAGCTAACTCTGGGTCTGGGTACAACAGCCCTGCATCGGAGGGAGGCAGTAATTCACGTACGGTAACACGTACGGCTGTGCTACCTGTAGAAGCCTATACGGGACAGATATACACCCGCGTGCGAGGCAGGCAGCTCGCTATAAAAGTAGAGTCTACAGAGGAAGGCGTGACATGGCAGCTAGGTGCGCCGAGGATTGACATGCGCCCTGACGGGAGAAGGTAATGCCTAACGAAATTGATAAGGTAGCTACACCTGCGCTCCCACTAGCGCCTGAAGGGTACGAACGTCCATATATGGATCAGAATAGCAACGTGCTACGTCTATTCTTCAACCGCCTTGTGAACTCGTTAAACACCTTACTT